AACAACAGCGTTATCTGTATGTGCTAATCCAGTTGCACTACCAGAACCGTTGGTCCAATTTCTACCAGTTACAGTTCCTACACCGTGACCAACAACATCCAGAACGTTTCCGTTGATTGCTTCATATGCAATGATCTCATCACCACTTCCATCTTCATTTGTGCCTAAGATTCTTACGAATCCTGGATTTGCAGAACTTACTGCAGATCCACCAATAGTCGTGTGGAAGTCACTTGCATCATCAACAGTCAACTGGGATGATGTTGTACCGAAACCACCTGGCATGTTAACTGCGGTATCTGCAACCTCAGAAATAACGTTAGATACTTTGACGTAGTTGAGAGCAGATTGCATTCCATGATTAGAATGGAACACTCTAATCTGATCACTACCAGAAGTCAACTGGAAAGTATTTGGCAGGAGACGGAGGAATCCACCATTACCCTCACCCAATTGAGAGTTCTCCAGAATGAGTCTGGATGGAGAAGATGTGTTTGGAAGAGTAAACTGACATCTGTAGATCTTGAACATAAGATCTTCAAACTGGGAAGGTGTCCAAGTGGAAGCGTTTTGTGACTTGAAGAGTACACCGATGTATGGTTGCTCAGAGATCTTCTCACCAGCGTGAGCAGCATCAATAGCATCCTGACCAAGAATAGAAATAAACGTCTTATAGTTGTTGGAATCAGAAGTCAATACGAGAGCGAATTCTGATCTGTATGGGATGTATACTGGAGACTCGAAGGTAAATGTAGTTGGAGTCGAAGCATTATCCGATACGAAAACTTCGGATGGTTCCTTGATAACCTTGGAGAAAGGAACGATTATTTGTGTTGGTGTTCCATTTTCAACAACTCTAATATCAAGAGAAACTGGAATTTCACTATCCTTAGTTTGGAAGAAAAGATCAACCTTACTTAAGTATACGCCACCCTCTAATCCAGCTTCATCAACCAAGAAGGTTTGTGCAAGTGGATCGACGAATCGAGTCTGTGTGCTGGAAGATGTACTGACAAGAGTTCTTTCTTGTCTCATTTCTTCCGAGGTAATTCTTGCATTTCTAACAGAAATGATTGTTTCCTGTTGAGTTTGAAGAATACCAGAAGAGGTAAATTCGGCTTCACCAGAAGAATCAGATACTCCAGAAACTCTAGTGTCGTCACCTTGATCGGTCAATCTAAAGAGTCTAGTTCCAGTTTTAAACTTCTGATTTCCAGATACGTTAGGATCTGCAATGAAGAAACTACCTCTGAGATTACCTGAACCGTCCGTGATTAGAGACTTATCTGTAACCTTTGCAATTGCTCCAGAGGTTTCACCAACGATGTAATCGTTGATTTTGGGAGATCCGTAGTAAGATCCCTTTGCCTGATCTGCGAGTGCTTTGGTATCGATATTAACAAATCCAAGGTTGGAAGTATAATCATTAAGAGTAGAAATATCAGATCCATCGATGGGGTTAATATTATAACCTTCGTTTGGCGCTACTACTCTTGCTTTGAATCTAAAATTACCATTTGCATCTTTTCCAGAAATAGTTTCACCAATCTGGAATGGAATGTTATTGGTCTTAGAATCCAGTGCGCTGTCCTTTGTCAATCCAATTACCTTTGGAGTAATATTTGCAGTTGCTACTGCAATGCCATCGAAGAATGCAAAGAACTTCGTTCTAGGCTTCAGTTTCTTGACAGTAAACTCAATGTTTCTTGAGCGCATAAAGTTGATGTGCTCAACAGAAACAATTCTGTTTCCAAGAGATTGCTGCTCAATAACAGGAGTAACTCTGAAGCGGATACCAGTTCTGGTCTGTCTGGTAGTCGTTGTGGTAGTTGTAGTAGTTCTGATTTCTTGTCTGCCACCACCTTTACCGCCGCCACCACTTCTAGATTCAGAAGTAGAAGTAGATGTTCCAGTCCAAGTTGTCTGCCAAGCATTCCACTGTACAGGTGCAAATCCATTCTGGTCTGCGTTATACTCACGAACAGTAGTCAGGAAGTTACCTTCGAGGGTTGGACCTTTCAGTGGAGACAGTGTTTTGGTGTCAACCCAGTTATCAGATTCGGGATATAATTTAATATCACCGATATATGTGAATACGTTGAATGGGTTAACGTTCTCTACACCAGAAGCATAAGACTGCTCAAGGAGAAGTTTATCTGTATATGGAAGGGTGACAATATCTCCAGTTTGCTTTACGTTCTGGGATCCAGTCGAATATACAAGAGGAACTTGAGTGGTGTAGTGAGCAGGTCTCAGTTCTCCTCTTTCAAAGTCAAGGGATACTCTGTAATCTGGGTGCAGAGTGTCACTTGTAGAAAGACTTGCAAAGTTATCTACAATGAAACCATTCTTGAATCTATCGAGACCATTAGTGTCTCTAATAGTCATTGTTGCAGTTTCACTTTCTAACAGAGAAAGTTGAGTGTAATACTCAAGGTTCTTGATTCTTTCATCAAGTCTTTGGATATCTCTGAATGTATATCTTCTGAAGTTGGTTTCAACAATACTTACATCTCTATCGATATCAAATACATATGGTTGATATGTAATTGTTGCCAGGAGCATTGCATCATCAATGTCTTCTGGTTGTACGAGAGATTCGGAAGGTGAACCTTTTACAATCTGGATGACATTATCCTTGTTGAGGAATACTTTATCGATTCTTCCAAGATAATGCTCATAACTGATAATCGTACTATCACTCTGACCTGGGAGTCCTACAAGGTTTCCAGTAAATACACGATTATTGAAATCAAATTTACCACCAGAAGTTAAGGTGAATGGTGAAGTTCTAGATCCAGATCCAGTGAGATTTGTTGGTACAATTGGTCTGAAATCAATGACATCCCTGAGTTCAGTTCCATTGTAACTTGGAATTTCCTTATATTCGGAATCTGGATAAGAATCAACACTATAGAATCCAGTTCCGCTAGTGGTCAGGAACCTATCAAAGATCACGAAGATTCTATGAGTCGGTGCAGTGTATCCCTGCTTTCTTACGAGTCTAGAATAATCATAATACTGATCTCTTTGACCATTATCTAAGGTGTAGTTATCAGTAATATCCTTGGATCCAAGATTGACACTTCCAGTTACGATCTTCAGTGCCGAATTTGGACCAGTGATATTTTCACCGTCACTGAACTTGTCATCTCCAACAGGAATAAAGTAAACGTAGTTGCTGTCTGTGGAGACTACTCTTGCTCTCGACCCAGAAATAACACCAGTGATGATTTCATCAATTTGTAATGTTCCAGTTAAATTTGTATACTGGAAATTAGGAATAATTGGATCTTGATCGTCTTTTGCTTCCAGAATTGCTTTTACTCGGAATACATCGGCACAACCTAAAGAGATTTCATTATCTTCTACTCTGTATCCATACCCAGAAGTAGATTGAGTCAATCCATTGATCGCAGATCCAGTGGTATCATCAATCTTAAGGATCTTCATCCTTTCAGTTGTTTTTACCTTTGCCGATCTATCGCTTTGGAATACCGTGGCAATAACTTCTACGGATGTAACTGCATTGTCGAGTCCACTTACGGTAACAGAAGACTGAGACCCAGAAGCAGCAGAGAAAGTTGGAGATCCACCATAAGTAACTATGGTTCCAGTTGGCATTGTGCCACCACCAGCAGTTACAACAACAATAAAATCATCTGCATCAGTAGCATCTCTAAATGTAAGTCCAGTTCCAGCAGTCAAACTGAAAGAACCAGAGGAAACACCAATTCCAGTATAACTCTGTCTGAAGAATCCAGAAGGAGCAACTGTATTGTTCTTGTTGGTGTTCTTAATCGTAGACTGACCAATCGAAGTCAGCAATGCACGACGATTTGTTTCCTTGATTTCTGGTCTAGTTCTTACAATGGCACTAGTAACCGCACCATTAGCAAGAGTGGTAGATCCAAGACGAGTGATATTAAAGTTATAGTTATCAGTAATAGCAGTAACTTTTGCTTTATGACTTGCGTTATTGTTTGAGAATTCGATAATATCATTGATTCTCAATTGAGACAGGAAGTTGGACAGAGTTGCGGTTATTGTAGCATTTCCTCCAGATACCCCAGAGAGAATTGGACCAGATCCAGGAAGAGCAACTTTTACATCTAACTGAACATCTGCGGTAAATCCACCACCAGCAAGTTGCTTAACATCAGTAAAGTTGTAAGCATATGCAGCTGTACTGGTTGCAAAAGTAGAACCATTGCTATTCAGAAGAGTTTCTGCCTGAGCAAAGGTGCCAGTTACGCCATAAACATATCCAGTTGTTCCAGATCCAGAAGCAATATATCCTTTTGCTCCAGAAGTAGCACCAGTGATCTGATTGCCTGCTGTCCAGGTTACGCTATTCGTTGTCAGTTTGGTGTATAGTGTTGTATCTGCAACATTAACTCGATACAATGTTGTAGTTGTATCTCTAGTTCCATCCTCATAAGAGAATCCATATACTCTAGTTTTACCAATTACAGTACCACTAGCAGTTCCAGGAGTAGCATTTCTCTCATCTCTCAGTTCGATTGTCTCATAAAGAGATGGTGCTTGATAAGCATTGTCAACGATAATGTAGTTTCCGAAGGAAGAACTAATTGCCTGACTGTCCTTACCTACAAAAGTTCTTGGTTTATCTACATCTTTATATGATGTAGATTGTCTTTCTGTTCTGAAACCAGAAATATATGCAACACCAGAAGAAAGTTGAATCGAAGCATTTTCTTCAGATGCAACATTTCCATCTGGAGTCGTTGTTCCAGCGGAGAAGACTCCATTATTAAATCCATTGTCAAGATTTTCTCTTACATCAACACTGAATTTCTTGACATAGTAATCACCAGACTCTTCTTTTGTTCTATTTGCAAGAACTTCATTAATAAATCCTAAATCACTTCTTACGACCTTTTTCTTTACATTGCCAGTGTCAGTTCTAAGAAGTTCAATGAAGTCAGCAGAGTTGGGATCTGAGACATTCTTTTTGACAAGAGTTAGATTGATCTTAAATCTATCTGCACCAGGAGCAGAGAAGTTGGTGCTTCCAATAGCATTATCATACAGGGTCTCATCTTCGTCTGCGGTGATGAGTCTTTCTTCTACCTTGAGACCAACTTTATAAGTTGGAGTGGTTCCATATTGATCAAGAATAAGAGTCTGTTCGAGAACAGGTACAAAATATCCACGAACGAAATATACACCAGCAGAAATATTAGCAGTCGAACCAACAGAGTTGGAGTTTGAATTTAAGAGTTGGGCAAGAGGAGTTCCTGCCGAAATAGTTGTAGATTGGTATGTGATATCTTCTTCACAAGTTAAAACTTCACCATTGGTAAAAGTTGTCGTTGTGTTATCGTTTGCTTTCTGAAGATATGTCAGATAGAAAGTAATGTTTCCTCTATCAGAAGTAGCAGCAGAGATAGAGAAATTGACTCTAGCACGAACACCAGAGGTAGAACCTTTAACAATCTTACCGTTAAGTGCGGTACGATACAACTCAACGTCCAGATTAAGATATGTGTTCTGGATAAGAACCGATGGCAATTCAGTGTTCAATGTGATTCCACCAGGGATCACCATCGAACCTTCTTTATAGACACCCTGACCGAAAGAATCGATCTGATTTTGCAAAATACTCTGCAAGGTAGTCAGTTCTCTTGCTTGAACTGGATACCCTGGCTTAAAAAGAACTTTTAGAAACCCCTTATCTGAGTCAAAGTCGTCAAAATAAGGGGCGATGTTCAGGTTAGTATTCTGTGCCATTTAGAATTCTATTACTACTTTGAGCTCTTCATTTTGGTCTGCCGATCTGGTGATCGGGTTTCTATTATCTATGTAGAGGACTTCTCCAGAGTTAATTTCGATTTCTTGGTTTGCATAACCAGCAATAAAGGAGAGACCTAACTCATATACCGAAACACCAATGGTGATTTGGGAAAGTGGAATGATATTGGTTCCAAAGGTGCTATCTGGAGTTCCAGAAATATTGGAATCTGAGGTAATTTCATTTGCCCCAGAGAATTCAATAATGTTTCCTTGATACACACCATCAGAAGAATCTTGTACGTATTTCAGAACTTTAGTTACTGAGTTGTAAGATACGACAAATCCTTTTGCATTTGTGTTTGCCTGAGTGATAATATCACCAGGAGCAAAGTTTCCAGTTGGAGCACCAGCACCCGATTGTGGGAAAATGATTGCTCTTGCAGCAGATCTAGTATTTTGGGTTGCAACACTAGTGGTGTTGTAATCATAAGGATTCAATACAAGACCAACTCTTCTATATGTCAAATCACTGGGGAAGTCCACAAATGCATTTGTGGTTTCCAATTTTGTAGAGAACATGAGTCTATAAGAACCCAATTCTCTAACTGCATCAGAACCATGTCCACCGTTAGGTGGGATAACAACATCGAGATTTGCAGAAGTACCACTTCCAATGTTGGGAATAAGTGCAACATCAACAGTTCCGAATGTATATCCAGAACCAGCAGAAGTCATGATGACGGAAGTGATAGATCCAGAAACAACGGTAATGGTACAGAAAGCTTGAGTACCACCATTAATTTCCCAGTCACCACGGACAGGAACGTTTGTGTATGTACCGTTGTTGTAACCTGTTCCAGTATTTTCTACTACAATAGTATCAACCGAACCTTCACTTGCAGCAGACTGAACAAGATTATTGGTCAATACTGGGATAAACTCAGAAGTAACGAATTTTAGAATGTTATCAGCATCAATGGTATACATGTACTTCCATCTGTAGGAATATACACCAGGACTATCTCCAGTCTCAATAACCGTTGTTGAAGTTCCTGTTGGTTCGACTAATGAAGGACGACCTCTTGGAAAATCTGGAGACTGACCATTATAAAGACACTTATATACGTTGAACTGACTGTTCATTACATAATAGTTGGAATCAAAAAGTCTAGAAGAACCGTTTGATGCTGTTTTAGATGGAGAATAATCTGGTTTGTACATCGAGTATACTTTACCAGTTCCACCAGTAGTATTCACTGGGTCAATCCAATCAATTCTGGGAATTACCAAAGCTGTATCGGCAATGTCAATTCTTTTGAATGCTACAGAGTCTCTATACGAATCTCTGTGGTATTCAAAACTATCAATGGGCTCACTAGAGGGTGGAGAATCGGGAGATCCCCATGATTTTGCGCGACCGATGAACATATACACTCTGTTAGTATTCAGCAGAGTGTTTCTGAAACTTTCGGCAGCGTAAATTCTAAATTTATCAGTGACTAATGCCATGCCAATTGAGCTTTCTAGTTATTTATAAGGAACTTAGACGGATCTCTGGGAGGAGAGAAACACTACCCGTTGCGTTTCTTGCAAATGGGTATGTTACCACGAAGGTATTGGGTGATGTGACAGTGACGGAATATTCTCCATCAAATCCATCTCCACTAGTGTGTTTCAGATAAATTGTCATTCCAGTAACGAGATTGTGATCGCCAGAGGTGGTTACTGTACATGCTGTACCAGAAGAAACATAAGTTCCAGATACAATTACGTTTTCCAATCCAACTCCAAGAGAAGGTCCAGTATTTCTATATCCTCTACCGTTAGATGCAACGGTAAATGTGTTTGCCGAAGTATCTCTAGAACCATATTGTACTCTTTCAGTTGTCCATGCAGTTCCATTAAATACCTTGATCAAAATCTCACCGTCATCTGGGAATCCAATTCTTTCGCTGGAATTCCAGAAAACGTTCTCTGCAGTAATAGTAGTATCTGTGGCAGTAATAGATGCGGACAGATATGTATTGCCGAGAGCATTGCTGTTAGAAATAATTCTATTTCTTTGTGCTCTTTCGATGGAGACTGGGTGAGTTGGATTTACTATAGGAGGACTTGTGTAGTTTCTTCCTGGTTTCAGATTAATTACATCAATGACAGATCCAGTATTTCTATCAATAACCGTTTCTGCAAATGCTCCTTGTCCGCCACCGCCAGTGAAGACGAGGATCGGTGAAACTTCATAGTTGCTTCCAGGATCAACGATAGTTACAGAAACTACCTCACCATTCAAGATAACAGAACTAAATTCCGCGACTCTTGGTCTCAAACCAACATACTCGTAAGTATCAATGGTATTCGAACTGCTGACGCTAGCAAGAAGTCTATCGTCCCCTTCACTCTGAATTTCAACAATATCACCTGGATCTAAAGAGTTGAAGGTATTTTCAATTAACACGTCATCATCAGATCCAAGATAAGCATACAGTACAACGTTCGATCCTGCTCTTGGCGCTTCAGAAAACTCTAACTGTGATCCATTGAGAGTATAGGAAATTCCAGGTTCTTGGTATACTCCATTGATGAAGATAACAAGGTTACCAGATGCATCTACAGATGGATCGTCAGATTCAATAGAGAATGGGGAAGCATTTTCTTTGATGATAAAGGTCTTGGAAAAACTATCACAGAAAGGAGAAATGTCATCCAAAAGATTTAATTTACCAAAGTAGAAGCAATAGAAGTCCATGTTTCCAAGTGGAGCTTCATTGAAGGTAATAGTGCTTCCAGTGTAGTTGTAGGACTCATTACTTCCCTTGACCTGAAGAGTGCTGTTGAGGAACAGTAAGAAGTTGTCACTTGCAGGTAAAGTATAGTTAGATCCACTAACTTGAGCGGTGAATACTGTCTCAACACCATCGAAGGTAACATCATTAACTTCTACTTGGAATTCCTGAGTTGGAGATCCAGCAAGAGTCGCAGTAACAATATCGTTATTGGTGTATCCACTTCCACCATCTACAATGCTGACAGATACAACTTCGCCACCGACAACAGAAATATTTGCAGTTGCTCCAGTTCCACTTCCTCTCTTATTGATAAGAGGTTCTGCATTGTAAACTCCATCCGTATATCCAGCACCAGCAATCAGACCATCTGTAGTATTGAAGTCTTTGATGCCATCTCCAAACGTATCAAGAACAAAGTCGTTAGAATACGTCTTTCTATCAAAATACATAACCACTACTTCAGAATTTTCCAATGGTGCTTCTGAGAAGGTGAGGATGTCGTTGGTAAAAGTAAATCCTGCGGGATTTTGAATAATTCCATTAATGGAAACTAGGAACTGACTCTTTTGTGCAGTCTTACCAATATGGGTAGAGAGATCAACTTCATTAGTTCTAATTTTATAGTTCGTGTTGATTCCATCTACAGAAATATTAATTTGGTGTGCTGGTCCAGTACCAACTGAAGTAAGAGGTACAGAACTTCCACTTGGAGCATCTAAAAGACCAATAGTGTCAGCATCAATGTAATTAACATAGTAAGCATTTCCACTGACCAATCCTCCAATTGGATCTCCAGTTCTAACATTTGGATAGAATCCAAAGTCTTTGTCTGGTAAGGATCCTGGATTATCGATTGCCTCAGTAATGATCTGTGCAAGTGTGGTAATTGCAGAAACTACGTTTGCACATCCACCAGCATCATAAGTAATCGAAAGATCCTTAACTGGTTTTCTGGTTGTGAATTGACCAACAGGAAGATTGTTATTGATTGCCAAAATTGCAAGATCTCTTGCTCTAGTATATGCAGCAATAGTCTCTTCTTCTTCGCCACCAACATGCAAGATTGCGTTTGCTGGAGTAGTTCTAGTGATTCCAGTTAAATCTCCAGGCGCTCCAGTAGTTCCTACTGCTTGAATCAGGATATTGAAGAGTGTTGTCATCGAAGAAACAACATTCTGACAGGAATTAATGTAACCACCGCCACCAGTTCTAGTTGCATGTGCCATGCTGTCGGTATTAACAGCAGTGGTTACAATGCTAAACAAAGTGGAGATAGTTGATTTAATTGCTGCACAACCGCCGACATCAATCGTAATTGTATTGTCGAAGGTTTGAGTTAATCCATGAGATCCCTGAACAGTAATAGTTTCATTGTTGATTGCCTTTTGTGCCATGTCTCTTGCGAGATTCATGATTGCAATCGTCTCTGCTTCTTCACCATCAACGTGGGAAGTTCCTACGTAGTAAGAAGCAGCATCATAGGTATGATCGTTTCCGCCATATCCAACATTCTTAGAAACTGCATCGACAACATCAACAACATCGTCAATACAATTTTGATTACCTGTTGGGATTGTAAACGAAGGATTTGCAATTAAGTATTGCTCTACTGCTTCGTTAGCGATGAAAGTTTTATTTGCTTGGAGTAAATCGTAGGCATCGCCATTTCTATCGGCAACAAATCCGATTGGATCTGTTGAGATGCTATTATCAATATACTGGGTTCTTTGAGTGTATTGTGCAGTGATGGGATAATTTTGAATTACATCTTCACAGAGTTCAAGAGCAATTTCGAACGCCTTTGTTGTCTGACTTTCTTCACCAGATACGTGAGCACCAGTTACATAAAGATTTGCTGCATCATATACTTCACTGTTACCGCCATACGCAACGTTGTAAGCAACAACTTCAACAATATCAATGATATCATCAATACAATTTTGGTCTCCACCTGGAACACCTGGGAATCCTGCAGAAATACCTACAATTGGATCTGCCAGCATTCTACCAACTGCTTCTTCAGCGATGAACTCTTTATTTGCTCTGAGAAGTTCTCTAGCATCACCATATCTGTCACCAACCAGTACAGTTTCGCCAACATAAGACTCGGCAGCTGCTACGGTGAAAGAGTTTCCACCATATCTTAAATCATTTGCCCAAGCAGCAAGAACTAATCTAGTATCTCTTGCACAAATAGATCTGTCGTAATCTGGTTTGGATCCATCTGTCAATGCTGGATAATTCGCTTCCAAATAACCGATAACTTCTTCGGTGATGAAGTCAATGTTTACTGCGATAAGATCTCTAGCATCTAAGAATCTATCTCCACCAGCATTATATACGATTCTTTGATCTGCAACTAATCCATGATTAGTGAGTGTAATCTGATTGTTGTTTACATCAACAACAGAAGCAGAACTTCCATCAAAGGAAATCGATCTGGTATTCAAAGAGTCAGTTTTGTATACAATACAAGTAAGAATCCTCTGAATGTCGAGAAGTTGTCTACCAAATATCAAAACCTCAGTTGGTACAGAAGCAGTATAGTCTGGTTTACCAAGAGCAAAATTATCAATTCTGGAAAGCTTTCCAGTATTTTCTGCAGATGGTTTTGGTGTAAAGAGGGTTATGCCATTGATCGATTGTAGGCTAGATGGTGGAATACCAGGAACCCACCAATTATAGAGATCAGATGTTACATAATCTCTAGTTGGCATAGGTCTGAAGGATTTGAATACCGAGGTCTCAACAATTTGAGATCCAAATACTTTAAATCCTGCAGGGTGAGCAGCAAACTTAACTGGGCTTCTCCAATCATTAATATTGATTGAAGAGGCAATTTCATATGAGAATTCTTGGAATCTATCACTATCATATAGTCTTTGCTCATTAAGATCGAGGAATCCAGTTGTTTTCTCCCACTTATTTCCAGAAATACTAATAGGAGATACTTCGAATACTGCATCCGCTCTGTCAAATGCATGAATTTGACCAAATGCCGAAGTTTCTGCACCAAATACAGGTTCACCAATCTTAAATTCTCCCTCAAGAGCCTCAACACTAACAACTCTACCTTTTGCATCCCAGTTCTTAACGATACCTTTTGCAGTAAAGGAACTTACAGAAGCACCTTGATAAATGAATTCACCAACCGCAAACGTTCCTGGTTTCATGTAGATATTAATGTTTGCACCCAAATCAGTTGTATCTAAAACAAATGTAGCGAGACCGTTGTTTCCTAAGGTTGGAGGTGTTGTGAAATTGATGAAAGTACCTGCAATTGCATTTGCTTCGCTGGTAGCAAGGCGGATCTGGTTATTTGCCAGTCCATTTGCAATAGTATCCTCAATCGCATAGTAAACGATTCCAGTCTCTAATGGTTGTGGGAGGGTTCCATACACCTCTCTAAGGGTTACCTGAGTGCCTGTAGGTATCTTTGCATCATACGAGAAATTAACAGTGCTGTTGGACTGTAGAGCAACAAAAGAGTGACTGAGTTGTGCTTTTACTACGGGTGCGGATAAGAATCCTTTACCTGCATTAATTACCTCAACTTCTTGAATAACCTCATTCTGGATGATTGGATTCAGTACAAATGCAGATCCACTTCCACCCTCAAGAAGAATTCTTGGTTTAGCAACAAAAGAATACCCACCATCAATTACATCTAAGTAATCGATAATCTGAGTTCTGATCAGTTGGAGATTATATGTTGTGTTGAGTTCTGGTTTGAGTGTTCTATCGTGACTGTAGTTGTATGTGATATTATCACCGCCAATCTTAACAATTTCGCCAAGATTGGAAGACTTGAAGAGGATAGATGCACCAATTCCAGTTGATTGTAAAATGTTAATTACTGGAGCAGTCTCAAATTGAGTTCCACCATTCTCAATGGTAATTCTTGATACTCCCTCATTAGTAATCTCAGCATTCAAAATTGCATCGATACCATTACCACCACTGACAAGAACATCTGGAGATGATAGATAACCAGAACCACCATTAGTTACTGTTACAGAATCAATGGCAGCAGTAATCTTTGTTGCGATAATTGCTGGGTTTGCATGACTTAATTTGGTTACAGTAACAGTAAAGTCATCAGCACCATCAGCACCACCAGTGATTTGAGCACCAGATATAGTAATAACATCACCTAAAGCATAGGTTCCACCACCATTGGTAACTGTTACTGAAATTACATCGAACGTTACTGCGTCAATAATTACTGTGAACTCTACATCAGTTCCTCCAGTTGGAGCAACCCCTTTTTGAGTTACTCCCGTGTAGGTTCCAGCACTAAAGTTTGCCGATGTATTTTGACTTGTAATAGAAACTTCACTAACGGATCCATAGTAAGGATCGTCCAAGATAACAGTTGGAGCTTCTCTATAGTTAGATCCAATGCCAGTAATCGTCAAACTTTCAAGACTTCCTGCATTTGGACCTGCCACTGGGACAACAGCAGCAACGGTAGCTTGAGTCCCACTTACGCTAGAGATAGAACACTGAGAGTCTGAGGAATATACCTTATTAGTGAATGCATTTCCAGAAGTAAACATGATATACCCTTTATTTGCCGCACCAACCTTGATGTTTTGGATTGGTTGAAGTCTGAGTACAGATGTATCTGGATTCCAAGAAATAACTCTTCCTCTTGCAGTCTGATTGGAAATAGTTTGCTCTGATGTTACGATTTCACCAGGGAAGAAAGTTCCAAGGAGATTTGTGACTTCAAGATCCACGAAGTCTGGCATCGTGACTACTGCGGTTGGCAAAGATGCTCCGTTATAACCAGATCCACGATTAGAGATAGAGGTAGAAAGGAGAGATCCAGCAATAGTACATGTTGCTGTTGCACCAAATCCAGCTCTCGTAGTTCCAGAAAGAGATGGAATAGAGGAGTAGTTTCTTCCAGGGTCACCAATACTAATTTGACCAATACCACCTTTAGCATAGATGGAGTTGGTTACATAACTTACACCGTTTCCAGTATTGTATCCAGACTCAGGTTCGAGATTTACTTGATACGAAATTGTGGTGGATGTTGTAGACGTTACGGTATTAGTTCCTTTTACAGGATCGTTGATAATAGTAAAGAACGATCCAGAAATGGATCCATTAATGTCAAAATAATAGAAGATACTAGAGAGATCTTCAATATCAATTGTAATTGTGTTTTGCTCTCCAGTAATAATATCATTCTCAACTTCAAAGATATTCTTATAGCTGAAAATATCAGTATTGTTCTGATCCTTTGTAAATGACAACCTCTTGCCATCATGAGTGGCATCAGTTACATCAAACTTATATCTGTGACCGTTGATAAACTGATACTTTGCTTCCTCTACATATACTTCTGCATTTGTGACAATAGCAGTTCCAACAGAAGCAAAGTTTCTCTTACATACAAAGCGTCTATTTGAGTCAACTCTAACGACAGAGTAATCAGTTTTATCATAATCAGATGGATTGATACCAGAAATTCTTACGGTATCTCCAACACTTAAGTAGTGTGCCGAGTTGGACCTAAAGACAACTTCAGTTTCTACTTCAGTGAGGGTTATTGTAAAACCAGATCCAGCACTAGGAGTTAAATTGTTACCCAGGTTAAGATTCAATGCAGAGATAGTATCACCGATAACATAACCGTACCCTGGATTAGTGATCGTAACAGAAGAAACAGATCCACCAGAAACAACGATAGTTGCTTTACCGCCAACTCCATTACCATTAGTAGTTAATGGAACGTCTGTGTAAGTTCCATTCAGATAATTTGAACCACCAGTAATGGATGCCCATCCGTCCTGGTAGAGATTGCCATCGGTTCTAATTCTTTGGTATTCCCACTCAACGCCGCCAATACCATCAATTACAGTACCACTAATATGAGTTGGCGAAGTTGCACCAGAGGTTCCTGCTGCTTTTGCCCTATAAACATAAATTCCATTATAGACCAAATCTCCTTGACTATAAGAAGTGGCAGTGGTCCACTCCTGCATCAATTTGGCACTTTGCAAATCGAAGTATTTGAAATAGTATTTGCTATTGTGTACTTGAACAGCAATTTCTTTCTGCGATAAGTTATTATTAACAGTAACGGTTATTAGATCATCTTGCTTTACATAATGATTTTCTGTAGTTGTTATGGTTACTGTCGAAACGTCATCTTCGTCTACTGTGTAAGCAATAGAACTAACTGGAACTCCAGTAACTCCAGAAATAACCCCACTCAGACCAGAACCCTCAGTTCCAGTCTCATCAAAGGTTAATCTATCATTTACCTTATACCCAACACCACCACCTTCAATTAGGTATTGATCAATTCCATTTGAGGAATACTTATTAGTAGAAGATACAAAGAGAGAATCTGCTTGACTTCCTTTGATTAGTGGGAAGTATGCAAAATAACCAATACCATCTTCATCCAACTGGACAAATTCTCCAGTTTCCAATGTAATAATGGTCGTAGTATCTTCCAATGCAAGATAGAAGAACTCAATATCTTTAAGTTGCTTTCTCTTGACGGTTAAATTATCAACGTTGACGAATGGTCCCTTGTAACGGATAGCATCTTCAGTAAAATTCTTCTGTAGACCGTTTCCATTCCAGTTTACTTCATTCGCCTGACTGTAGAACTCTGGTCCGACGAAGTATGGGAACTTTGGTTTTCCTGTAACACCGTCAATAGAACAGAAGTATGCATATGTTCCATTTGGAAACTCTGGAGTAACACAGAATCTACCATTATATTCATCAAGATCACCAAGACCTTCAACATACTCAAAATCTTCAATATAAGTTCCAAGAGGATCTGTCAAACCATCAAGAAGACTAATTCTTCCCGATTTCTTTCTATAACTACATGAAAGAAGTTTATATTCGTTAAATGGATTTTTGTTTTCGGAATCCTTATATCCATAAGGACCGTAAATTGGATGTCCATCATAAGCCCACCCAATAATAGGTGAGTGTTTTGTTGGATTCAATTCGGAGAAACTGTCACTGATATTATCTTCGAGGATAAATCGAAGTGCTTTGGGGTTGTACATGTGCCCATACTCCCCACCATAAATCAGATAGTTTGTCCCTTGGAAAGACGCACCGTTAGCATAATCAAAAACTTTTCTAGGAGTGTATGCAACATTAGCAGCGATTCCCAATTCACTCTTACTTGCAGCTTCGTTGTAAGTGAGTTCTGTGAGTTTTGTTTGGAACTGTGCCCCTTCTCCAGGATAAACAATGAATATCTCAGTCTTACCTGCACTATAACCAATACCTTTATTTGTAACTACAATATTGGTTACTGTATTGGTACTATTGTCTACATTGGCAAATGCAGTTGCACCAACGCCATCACCGACAATAACAACGTCGGGTGGACCAAAATATCTTTCGCCACCAAAGGTAACGATGATACTTTCAATTTTCCCATTCAGAATAGAAGGATAAGCAACAGCACCGTTACCAGAAATCAATCTAACGTTTGGTGGAACATCATACTTGGTTCCTGCATTAGTAACATGAATCTCTTCGATTGGACCTCTAACAATTGCCTGTCCAGTTGCTCCACTTCCACCTCCACCAGTGATGGAAATTGTAGGAATCGAAGTATACCCAGATCCAGATGAAGTTACTGTAATGTTGGTAACTACTCCATTAGTGATATTGCAGGTTGCAGAGGCAGCTTCAGTTGGATTAACACCACCACCAATAATACCAATAATAGGTTCTGATGTATATCCAGATCCACCATTAGTAACGTTGATACTAATAACTCTACCACTGATAGCAACCAGAGCCTCAGCAGGAGTTCCCTCATACTGCCAACGAACTTGACCTAAGGTAACAATACCACTGGTATGGGTGGGATATACATCTGGAGATGTTAATCCAGTGTCAAGAGCAACATAGCGGTTTCCATTCCACTTAACTCTAGTTCCACTGAGGTATGTGGTATCTAATTCATAATCAGGTTCAAACTCAACCAAAGGTGGATTTGTGATGTCATATCCATCACCACCAGTAATTTGCTCAATCGCGCTGACACCACCATATCTCTTGACTTCTTCCCCTTTGTATGAGAAAAATGGAACTCCATTTACACCAATACCAATTTGCCCAACTGGAGTTTCTTGCTTCGTACTCTTAGTTTGTGGATTTCTTGGAATTCTTTTTAGATATCTCTGATTTCCAGGAAGAATATCTTCTGCCCCAAAAGGTCCAATTTTATAACTAGGGATACCAGAGGAAGCAACGATGATATTATCATCACTTCTATAGGTATTTTGAATATCAGTGGTATATGACTCAATTCCAGATCTAATGCTAGAATAATCACTCTTACCAAAAGAAAATTCTCTTGTGCAGATAAAGTCAACATTTACACCCTGTTGAGGAGTTGAGGGTATAGTAATGTTGAATGTTTTTTTAGATCCGATACCATCTACGGTAAAACTAGAATTGTAGATGTCTTCTGGACAATTTAAAATTTCTACAACGTCATCACGGATTAATCCATGATCTTCGATAGTTGTAATCGTAGCAGTTACACTCCCATTTGCATTTGGAGTAGAAAGTGCAATAGAAGTTCCCCTAAATGCTCTTCTTACGTTGTATACAAAGGTATCCCAGACAGAATCGATACTATCGAATCCTGGAGAGATTGGAGTTGTGATTTTACTATTTGGTAAGTAGTATTTACCGCCACTGTTCAGAATAATTCCTCTAGTTCCACCAAACAGAGAAAGTGTGATCTCAGATCCATCTACGTTAGAATAACCATATACTTTAAACGCAGAAATTACTGGTTGACCAGCAATATGCTCTGTAGGTGTGGTATTGTCTCTTCCCCTTGTACATCCTAAGAATTGAGTTAGGGTTTTCTCCTGGTAATTAATAATTTCATCTTCAATTCTAATTCTACCATTTAACTCTGGCCAACCGACCGTAGAATCGACCGTAATAATGGTATCGTTAACAACATCGCCACCAACTCCATATGCCAAGACTGTTTTGTATGGAGTAACAAATGTACCATCAGAATTATTGGTATCTACGTCAATTTCGTAGATAATTCCTTCTTCTGTGTAGATTTCAACAACACTCTTTACATAAATTCTAGCAGAGTTGACATTTGGGTCAGTTGGGTCATTTTCTTGGAAAAGAACTTCTCCAACAAGCTCCATTGGGTTACCAGAGAGTTTTTGTGCTCTGATAACTTCTCTAGAAACGTAAAATGCGTCAGATGGTTTGAAAATACGATCTCTTGGATATTTGACTTCGGATTCTACTCCAAAGATCGATCTCATAATGAACTGGAAGGACCTAGTTGTTCCTTTTGCGGAATAAAAGTCCTTAATTCTCTTTACAACAACATTCTGGTTTACTGACTCGTAAAAGTCTTTAGGGAATGTCGAAAGATATTGCTCTTTAAACTTTTCTAAGATATAGAGTGGAAAAATATTGTTGAGGTTAACAACAGAAGTTCCAGTAGAATGAGAAGAGGCTTGAGTTTGAGAGAAGTTAAATTCTGCAGTAGTTCCTACTGCATTTACTCCAGAAAATCCCCTTACACAGTTAGTAAATGATGTAGAGTTTTTACCATTGTAATAAATGATCTCATCATCGATTTGAATCAGACCTTCATTCGGAAAGTCTGTTGTCGATGTAACATCAACTGAAGTCGAAGTATCGGAAAGTGTAGAAATGAGTGTTGTCTCTTGTACCAGAGACTCATACCTATCGATATTGTAGTATTCATCCCAGTTTTGGACAATATCAATTGGATTGCCCTTTAATTCCTGAGATTTATAGTATGCCTTTATAAAATCGACAAAAGTCGTGTAATCCTCTCTGACAAAGGAAGGAAACTGAGAAAAGACTCTATCTGAAATCTGCGATCTAGACTCAGGACTAACCTCTGAGGGAACTGGTGGTACAGTTACCTGAGTAGGAGGTGTAGTCCAAGAACTAACTTTCCAGGAGGATGTTGGCATGTTCTATTTTAGTTATAGCTGGACTCTAAGGAAACTCCAGTTCCAGAAACATTGGAACCGCTGCTAATAACGTCTTCAACGACGTTTACGACTGTATTATCTATGCCAATTGTCAAATAGGTTTCTCTGAGGGAAATCAAATCATTACTGTTTGGAACTGCGCTGATTCTGATCTGATTGACTGTATATGGAGTAGAAGTAATGATCAAATCGTTAATTACAATCTCTCCTAATGCATAATCTACAGTTCCCCAAAGACCATCAACGTATTCTCTTTCTCCAGTATCCTTAATATAGAAGAGTTTCAATTGACCTAAACCATCGTCTTCAAGATAATATGTGTTGATCACATCTCCAGCAAGTTTGAACCCTGTTGTAGTAACAGAAGGACTATTTGTAGATGCAAAGATCTTATTTCCGTAGCAAATCTTATAGTTTACCCTTGCATTCAATTCAATGGTAACATTTTTCCTCATTTTCAACTTCGTGATGTTTGAAGTGAATGATGGATCAGAATCGTCGATAACTTTTTGCAATTTCGAATATTTAAACTTACCACCGAACTTATTAAACTCAGATCCAGTATTCAGTAAGTTAAATGCACCAATAACAATATTCTTGAGATCTGCTTGAGTTCTTCTTGTCAGGTTTGGGTTGAAATATACAAAAGTAGTTAAGTCGATGTAGAGAACGGATGGATCAATGATCTTTGGTTCTACTGCAGCAACAGAATAATCTCTCAACTTCTTGAGAATATTATTTTTCTCGGATAGAGAAAGTTTATCTGCGTTTTTTGGTTTGATTGCTAAGAAAACTTTACCGTACTCTGGGGGATCTGCTTCTTCTCCACCATAAGCGGCGATTGATTGAATATTTGGATAAATTTGTGGCAGTAGGACTTCATAGTCTCTTGTCGATACTGCTCTACCAAAAGAAGAGTAGAATTTAGGTGCAGAGAACTTGATTTCCTCAGTAGATTCTCTAACAGAACCTCCATCTGGGTCAGATAATAGAGTTACAGTAATTCCACTAGTGATCGAGTTTGAATCATTATCCTTCACTGTACCAATGAAGTCAAATGAGGTCAATCCATTTGCTCCAGCACCACTACTGGTAGTATAGGATACAGAAACTACATCATCATTGATTAGTGCTTTTCCGAGAACGTTATCTCCAAATAAAATTTCTGGTCTACCGTACTCAGACTCTTCTAAGAAGTATACTTTCGACTCACCATTGATTTTAGTGATGTCAGTTGCTTTCAAATATGCTTCTGTAGTAGTACCACTAGTAACTTCGATTTTTAAAGTGTTAGTATCAATATTTTCGTTAGTTAAGATAAATCTTTGTCTTTCCGAAGTATCTCTAACAAAGGTATCTGTTAAGAATACACCTTCATAAACGTTTAAGTTCGAGAAAGTCGCAACACCACTCAGACTATTGACCGAAACACTTTGATCCGAGTCTGTAGAGAAAACATAGTTCTCATTATCGGGACCAGTGAAGTTTAATACGAGACCCTTGAAGAGAGTGACCGTTCTTGGATAGGGAAATGCTGTTTGAACGTCAATATTAACAGGAACAACACAAGAACGAGCACTCTTAGGAGTGTATCCGATCATTCTTGCGAGTTTTACAACGTTTTCTCTGAGAACAGCAGTCTCTAAGAAGTTTTCATTAACAATCAGGTTGGCATTGACCGCAGAATAGTAGGTATTGTATGCCAGAATGTCCAAAAGGACCGTCAAAGAAGAACCCTCAAAGTCATAGTCCGAAAATTGGGACTGACCTTTGAGGTAATTCTTGATCTGTGCTTTAATCTCGTTAAATTCTAACGAGTTTACCTGATTGAATGCCATTATGGTTTAAATACTAAATCGATAGAATCAACAGTGGGTTGCAATCCAAGAATAATGTAACTGACTTGTGCGCCAAGTTCATTTGAGTCTTCGTCAAATCGAACTACGACTTCATAGCAAGCGACTCTTGGTTCATACAAGTTAATGCACCTTTCGATGTTATCGGAAAGTTCATTTTCCAAACCAGGAGTATAATTCTCAAAAAGTTGTCCAATGATGTTCCCACCGAACTGTGGATAAAATGGCTTTTCGAAAAAATTGTACCTAACGATATTTTTCACCGATTCTTTGATCGCTTTTTCGTTTTTAAGCGACAAAACATCGTTGGTTACTGGATTTTTTTCAAAAGTTAGGCTAAAGTCCCTAAAGGACTTCGAGATAATCGCCATTTTTACAGTTCGACCTTGATTTATTTATCAGGGTTTCGGAAAGTCACTCGTGCCAACGCTCAACATAGTCGTCAAATCCGCCTTTTCCGCCGCAAGGACGTGATAAACGATTAGTTGGGGGGTCATTTTTCTGTTTTTTCGCCATTTCCAAGTATTTGTCGCTGGCGGGAGATGTAATTAGTGTCATACCTGACTCAATAAATTCGTTTCCTAGATCTACAGGCGAATTTGCCATAAAAAATCCTCCGAAAAAGTCCAAAAAGAACTTTTAGGGAGGTTGCTATCTCCAAAATTATTTATCTGCCTTGTCCACGGTACGCTTTTTTCGCCTTATTTCGTGAAGTAGCGGCATATTTGGTGTTAGGAGAACGACCTTGACGGGTCAGTTTGGGTTTTCCAGGGGTGTAACCAGATTTTACGAGACCGCCTTTTGCTTTTGCCATAAGAAATCAGTGCTTTACCTTCAAATTTTACGAGTTTTTGGCGATTTTGTCAAGTCAACCGCCGATGTAGACCTTTTTTGCTCCCTCGGGAAGTCCATGGTTGCCTACTTTGTCACCATCTCCAATGTCGGAGTTCAATTTTCCACATTTTTTACCGTTTACGAACACAGTATCGGACCCAGAGACGATTGCTCGCTGAGCTCCTGAGTGGGTCGTAGAACCGCATGTATGGGGTGCGTACTGGTCGTCCAGTCTACCTACCCCCTTATTGCCCGCAAAGACGTTTGTAGACGCTTGTACGAGTTGTGTAGGAGGGAAACACCCTTCTCCTGTACTGTATGCATCCAATACTGCTGGTGTAGTCTTTGCCATCAGGTATACCTAACTTTATTTGTGACAATATCGTTCATCTTATCTCGACCCAGATCCCAATTGTTCAGGATATTCTGAGTTACGTCATAAACGTATGTAGTTGGAACACCTGCACAAATGGTTTGAATCGTATAAGTGTATGTAACTGTCCTAGATGCTCTAAAATCAGGCTTATAGCGAATTAGAGTATCGACGGGGTTTGGGAGGTCTGCTTCATATTCGCCACCTGTGGTATACGCATCAGGTTGTACAGTGTTTTTACTGACTGTAAAGATACGCCCACCATCACTAATAGAACTCTCTAGTTCAGTGACAGGTGTATGATAAGTCTTTCCTGTAGTATCGTCTCTGTATTCCCACTCACGCTCATCAAAATAAGTCTCATTCAAAGTACCAATCATCGAGATCGTCAGACTTGTTGATGGCGTGGCGGTGGGAATGTAGACAATATCTCCTGTGTTAGGATAACCAGGATCAAGACCAGGAAGAATACCTGTAGGAAGAGCAGGATCCACTGCTGTCATAGTAACGCTTACAAGAACTTCTAAAGGTCCCAATGGAGGAGGGCATGGATCTAGAATTACTGTAATCGTATCACTAAACGCTACACCAATCGTAGCGTCATTAAAAGTATACTTAGACAACTGTGCCATACCTTAGAGACCTTCGCGCCAAAAGGGTTTACGCGGTTTTTTACCCACCAAGACTATTTAAACGTTCTTCATGGTCACAAACAACATCTACAAGCCTCTCATAGTGATCTTCACCTGGACGCCTGATCATTAGCTTAGATTCATTCACACGCTTTTCTAAGGCATTCAATCGTGCCCATAGAAGTTCTATTTCTGCATCCCTGTAAGCAGTATAGTGACTGTCATCTAATTCCACTGGTTAGTTTCTCCTTGCTAATGAATTGTTCTGAGAGATCGAAATGCATGACCCAATTTTCAGTGATAATGTAATATCCTGTCAGATCTTTCCCATTATCAGTCCAACCATAGCTCGTCACCTTCTCGTGGACATCTTGATGGTCCAGCAGTTTGTTTGTGTGTAGGTAGTGGTTGTACTTCTGATGCAAGTTTATCATAGAGCGACGGCTCCCTTCAAGTCAGGTGGAATGTTCCTCAGACTAATTATAGTGCCCTCTGCTACTTTTGCAAGATTCTTTGCAATTGTTAACTTGTCACGTTTCACGGATGCTTCCTTCCGTGTCCACGTTTCATAGAATAATTCCTTTTCTGCAGTAACCTCTGAGGGAGCGAAAAATCTGCGAGAAATTTTTTCAAATGGGCGTTCACGCATATACTCAATATCTATGCCAATTGGCATGGAACCAACCGCGATTGCCACGTAGTCGGCACTGTCGGATTTACTCCAATGCACTGTGGCGGGCGATTTGCAGGACAGACGACCCTCTAGGAAGTCTGCGATGCAGGCTCGGATAATCTTGGAATGGGCGATCTGGGGAGACTCGAAAAGGTATACGAGAAAATTTTCCCCCAAAAAAATTTCTGAAATAGGGATCCTAAGTTTTTCAACGAACATGATAGTACGGACGCGAATGCAAGACTTTATAGATTAGGACTTTGGGTCCCATATAACACGGGCTACGCCCCACCGCCCCCGAAGGGGCGGCAACTGTCCTATGCGTCTAGGCGCATAGAGTCATTCAAAGGTGGGGATGGCGGCGATTGCCTCATCGTGGTAGCGGTCGGCGTAGCACCCTGCGAACCACCATCCCTCGTGGCACTGAATCTGACCAGCGAACACGCTCTGGGGTGCGGTCTCAGTCTTGCGAGGAACGTAGCGGATCTCACGGGTGGTGAGGTCGGATGCCATGGAGAAGATTGCCATTGTCGGTTGCCTGTGTGCTTTGGAATTCTAGACGGTCTACGCCTTGGCGTCAACCATGCGAGCGTAGAACTTGTGGAACTGGTGGGTCACCCCAGGGGAGAGGGTCTGCCTGCCTCTGCTGCCATGGGCAGGGAGAGGGAAGGTCTCAGACATGCTAGGATGGGTGACCTTTGCATGTCCTCCCTTTCCCTCTAGGATGCTGCCGCCTGCCTTGGCGATCATGCGGCGAGCGTCTCGGATCTTGAGCGGTTGCATCAGGCGATGCCCTCACCTGCAACGGTCACCCATTTGATGGGGTTGCCCTGAGGGGGGCAGCGCCAGATGATCTGATCATTTCCGTCCGTTGCCTCTTGGCGGGCGATGCGGTAGGCGTGGTCAATGTCGGTTGCCCACTGGCACCCCCACTGATCGAAGGAACCGAAGGCGGCGGGTTGAACAGCGAAGGTCATGTGCTTGGTTTGAACTGAAGTCATTCTACAGGGTCAGCGGCGGATCAGGTCGCCTGCGGTGTACAGTGCCTCTGCTGTCACAAGACGGACGGGGCGGATCGGTTCCCAAAGCAGATAGAGGAGACCTACGCCTAGAATCAGTTTAAGCATGGTTTGGCGATGGTAGGATGCAGAACGTGAGCGAGTGAGGGATTTGATCATAGATCCCAGATCATCTCCTCCATCTCCTGGGCATCGATGGCGGGGTCATCCCAGCGCACCCCGTCACCAGTGGCACCCAGGTAGCGACCAATCTGCCCTTCCATCATGCAGCGAACGAACTTCTCCCAGGCAGTCTCAATGCCCACCTCACGGTAGACCACACATGCCTTGGCGGTGTTGTACAGGAACTCATCGTTCTGAACCCAGAGGGCAGCGTTCCAGGTTTCGTAGTTTGCCCATCCGTTCATGTGTGTCTCCGTTTGTGTGTTGTGTGTATTGTAGACGGTGCTCAGCGGCACCAGCGGTCACCGTAGGCAGTTCCCCAACCGTCACGCTGGGCACGACGGCGATCATAGTCCTC